GCGGGGCGAGTTGCCGAACTGCGACGAAGATAAAGGGTCAGACCACTCCGACGACGATCGTCGGGACGATGACGGTTCGTGGCGGCGTGATGACTTCGGTTTCCATTGCACGTGGCATGGATGCGGCTAGGTGTGACGCGGCTCACATTGACATCCGTTCGGGAAGGTGGTTTACTCGTAGACATGACAAACACACACGAAGTTTACGACGGGCACGCTTGCGTTGATTGCCTTATGGTGATCGCTAACGCGGATACCTCAGGTATCGAAGATCTCGACGATTGGGAACGCCGGGTAAGGCAATTCGACGCCACGGAGAACGGCAAGTATGATGTCGTGGTTGCGGGCGACGAAGATACCGAGTCCTACTTCAGCTGGACCCGTTGCGATTACTGCGGGTCTGATCTCGGCGGCGACCGCTACCCGATAGCGTTCCTCCCACGTTTCTAGGTTGCGCACGGTACAGAGGTTTGATACTCTGTACCTACCGGAACGTAGAAACACACAACGGAAGGTAAGACATGCGACACGACGAGGTTCTAAGAACCAAGACAGGCACGACTACCCACACTATGGTCCAACGGATTATGAAGGTCTACCGACAGGCCAGTGAGCCGGATATTCTCGCGGGTAAGGCTTGGTACGCCGAAGCGCAATCGGTGGCGCGTGAACTGTCTGCCACGGGTGACATCAGCGTCACCGCCGCGGCGGCTGTTATCGCTCACTTGTCGCCGCGTTGCCCGTGGGAACGGAACATATCGGCAGCACGTGAACTAGTCGCTACCGGGCACACAACGGGTCTTAGCGCGAATATCGCTAAGGCTAAGAAAGCTATGGTCGCGGACGACCCGTGGTCGACTTTTGGTAAAGCTCCGAAGACCCGCGCGTTCGCGTCGAACATACTCGGGGATGACAACGCCGTTACTGTCGATGTGTGGGCAGCGCGTATCGCGGGCATATCGGAGCAGCAGCTAGGTTTGGCGGGTGTGTATGAAGCGGTAGCGCACTCTTACCGTCTCGCCGCTAAGCGGGCGGGTATCACGCCCGCGCAGATGCAAGCGATTACTTGGGTGGTTATTCGCGGTAAGGCTTAGCCGTTGCCTACGGCGTAAGGTATGATTTAGCCTTGGTATCTAGGGGGAAATTAGAAACACACACAACGGAAGGTAAGACAATGAGAACACCACTTGAAGCTTTGTTCGACGCGATGATTACCGATGGTTGGGCGAATGAGTCTAGCGGCGACGTCGAGAGTCCTACGGGGCATTTCGCTCGCATCTCTAACGCGCCTAACGAAGTTTCGGAGGTCCTGGACGCTTTCGAGGATGTTATCGAAACCTACGGCCAGCCCGATACAATTGTGGGACATTACTTGGTCGTTACCAACGATCAAGGTTTCATCACTATCTATCGGTTCAAGAATGAGTCTGAGCTTATCCGAAACTATCGGGATCTTGAGGCTCAGTATGGCGAGTGGTCCTCTGTCAGTTTCTAGGTTGCGCACAGTACAGAGTTGTGATACTCTGTACCTACCGGAACGTAGAAACACACAACGGAAGGTAAGACAATGAAATGGATTACTACAGGGTCTGATGGTTCCGAGCTAATCGGAACTTGGGATGGAGCCTTGGTTAAGGCTAAAACCTTGGAAGCTAACGGTATCGGGTGGAGGGTAAGCTCGTTTTCCGCTGTAGAGCCGGGAGAGTCTATGCCGGAGGTGTCCATTAAAGAGGCTAACCGGGAGGTTAGTGCGGCAATCGCGGATGCTATAGAGGTATGATCGAAACAATCGAAACACAAAAGCACCGTTCGGTGTCGCAATATAACCAATACACCCGATGCCCGTACGCTTTCAAACTAGCTAGGATTGACAAGGTATGGTCTAGGCCGGCCGCTTGGCTGGCCCAAGGGTCTGCGGTGCATGAGGCGGCGGAGTGGTGGGAACGTACCGGGCGTGCCGGTACGCTAGAAGATATGACTACGGTCTATACCGAGTCTTACGAAAAGCATATCGGAGAGGCGTGCGAGATAACGCCTAACTTCGACTGGTGGTTTGCGTCCGGCCCGTACGGCGGCGAACAAGACACCGAGCGACGCTATCTGATAGGGATGGAGCAATTAGGAAGGTATGTTGAGTGGTATGAAAAGCATCCGGAGGAGGTTATCTGGATTAGCCCCGACGGTACGCCTGGCATTGAGCTTGGCTTCGACATTGATTTGGACGGCGTGCTTGTTCGCGGCTACTTGGATGCTGTAATCGAAACCGAGAAAGGTTTGATCGTCCGGGACAACAAAACCGGCAACCATCCTGGTGATGATTTTCAGCTCGGTGTGTACGGTGTAGCGCTCGCGGAGCAGTTCGGGATTGACCCGCCGCAGCTTGGCGATTATTGGATGGGTAAGTCGGGTAAGCCGACGTATCCGTTTAATATCGGTGAGTGGACGCGGGAGCGGGTATCCGAGAGGTTTCGCGAGTTGGAAGATAATATTAAAGCAGAGAGGTTTGAGCCGCTACCCGAGCCATCGAAGTGTCAGTTTTGCGATGTGTCTTATTCGTGTAAGTTCTCTGCTGCGTCTTAAGGACAAAAACAGGAGGTATGATGATTGGCACGCTAACTAACCCGCGCACGGGCCAGCCAGAGACCTGGGCGGAGCGCGTAGCTAGAATGGACCACGAACGCATACAGCGCGACAACCCGAGGGGAAAACCCCAGGTTTGCTCTGACATCTGCGGCGTCGTCCGGTGAACAGTGATTGCGCCAATTGCGGACACAGCCACAGCTATGACGGTCCGTTGAAGCCGGTTAAGCCGATTCTCACAGTTTGTTGGAAATGTGGCTGCCGTAAGTTTCTGACGATGGCGCAGAAGTCATTGAATGACTTAGCGCAAAGCCCCGGCCGGTGCCACCAGTGCGGTAAGAATATCGGCCATTTTCCTTCGTGCGAGTTTTCTGAGGAGGCTTAACATCTTCACGTTCGACCAAGCCCTCTGGGTAGAAGGTTCCACCGGGGAAGCGTTACCCGCGGTATTTAAAAGCCTTGATTCTATCGGAACAAGGTTTAAACGCGGCCAGATCTGTCTGATCTGCGCCGGACCCGGCACCGGCAAGTCAGCGTTCGTCCTGGCGTATGCTTTGAAAGCTAAGGTTCCGACGTTGTACTTTTCGGCGGACTCGCACCGGGTAACGCAGCTCGCTAGAGCAGCGTCGATCTTGTCCGGCGTGTCGGTGGATGAGTCAGAACTAAAGGTTCGATCACGCGAGATCCCAGACACGTCACGCCCACCGCATTTTATAAGGTTTGACTTCACCGACTCCCCGGACCTCGACCGGCTCGCGCTGTCACTGCGATCGTTCGAGGAGGTGTACGACGATTATCCGATGCTAACGATCGTGGATAACATCACTAACGTGTGGGCGGGCGGGGCGAACGATGAAGACCCCTACGCTGGCCTGGAGGTTACGTTAGAGTATTTGCACACGTTGTCTCGACAGACCGGTTCGTGTGTGATAGGGTTACATCATGTTACAGGCCCGTATAACGACGGGGATAAGCCTATCCCGTTGTCGGGTATTAAAGGTCAGATCGGGAGGTTACCTGAGTTGATTTTGACGATGCACCGGGTTCCGTCGCAGTACGGGACTGACTCGTTGAATGTGTCGACGGTGAAGAACCGTTCGGGTTGGCAAGATCCGTCGGGTAGGGAGTTTGTGTCGTTAGAGTTTGAAGGTTCGACTATGCAGATCAAAGATATGGTATAGTAGGAGGTATGATGTTAGAAGTTCTGAGGCGCTCGGCGTCCGCTAATATTCAGTGGTGGCAGTGGCAGCTCGAATGCGCGGACGACCTGCTAGAGCATAGCGTTGAATGGTTTGATTGGCTTAACCCGATGAGGATATTCTGATGACACTAAGGTTTAATCTGTTGGGATATGAGATCGCTAACATCGAGTTGGACTTCGGGGAAGACAATAGTTTCCGCGAGATCACGCCGCTCGATAAAGGTATCAAGAAGATGTCCGGGTTTTGGGTTCGGAGGATGAATAAATGAGGCTACTTCCCGGTGACAAAGTGCGTATCTTGGTAGGTGCAGACCTCGGCAGTACCGGCACCGTAGGACGGCCAGGGTACAACCAAGGCACGTTTATCGTCTATCTCGACGGGCACGACGATGAAGGTTTTGTGTATCGGGCTGACGAACTGGAAAAGCTGTGATCTTGGGGGCTGCGTTGTTGGTGGGCGCTGCGGCTTATGTCTGGGTGATCGGATGCGCTATTTCGGAGTTGTCCAGGCTAGACGACGATAGAGAGGTATGATGTTCACTTTTCTTATCATCGCGTACGGTCTGCTGATCTGGTTGACTCTTGTGTGGTGGGATGACTAAGCCTAAAAAGAGGTATCCCCCAAACAACGTCGTAGCACGGCGTAAGCCGTGCGTGGACTGCACAGCGGAAGGGATCAGCACTAAACGTAAAGCGCCGTATCCAGGTCCGAGATGCTCTACGCATCACCGGGTGAAACGGACAGCGCGGAAGGACATGTCGTGGGAGACGCGGATCTGGCTGACGTACGGGATTACTTCGACCGAGTATTGGGAGATTTACGAGTATCAGCAAGGAGCGTGCTATATTTGTCGGCGTGCGACTGGTAGGTATAAAAAGCTGTCGGTCGATCATTGCCACGAGACTGGGCTTGTCCGGGGACTTTTGTGCCAGCCGTGTAATCGGAACGTGCTAGGGCATTTGCGAGACGATACCGATGCGTTGGAGCGGGCGATCGACTATCTGTTAAGCCCGCCAGCTGTGTATGTGATCGGCGACAGAATAACACCTGATATACTGTTATCAACAAACAGCGAGGGGAGGTGATTCCAGTTGAAGAAGAAGTCTTCCAGCGGTAAGAAGAAGAAGTCAGGCAAGAAGAAGATGATGAAGAAGTGAGGTTGAGATGAAACACGTTGTCATGTTCTCCGGTGGCATCGGCTCGTGGGCTACCGCTAAACGTGTCGCCGAAGAGCATGGCACCGACGATCTGGTGCTGTTGTTCGCCGATGTGAAAGGCGACACTGTCGACCCGCACATCGGTGAAGACGAAGACACTTACAGGTTTATCCGGGAAGCAGCAGAGAATGTTGGCGGCCAGTTGGTTCGGGTCGCTGACGGTCGCAACATCTGGGAAGTGTTCCGCGACGACCGGTTTCTCGGCAACGCCAGGTTGGCGAACTGCTCTAAGTTTTTGAAGCAGATCCCGTGTCGTAAGTGGTTGGAAGAGAACTGCCCTGACGGGTCAGCGGTCGTCTACGTTGGTATCGACTGGAGCGAGAGCCACAGGCTCCCGGCGGTTGAGGCTGCGTATCTGCCGTATGTCGCTAAAGCGCCGTTGACTGAGCCGCCGTACTTGGATAAAGAGCAGATGATTAAATGGGCGGAGTCTGAAGGGCTTGACGCGCCGAGGCTTTATGCCGAGGGGTATGCTCACAACAATTGCGGCGGCGGCTGCGTCCGGGCGGGGCACGGCCAGTTCAAAAAGCTGCTTTTACAAAACCCGGAACGGTACGCGGTCTGGGAGCGGGAGGAGCAGGGGCTGCGCGACTATCTGGATAAAGACGTAGCGATCCTGCGGGATCGCCGGGGCGGTAAGTCGAAGCCGCTTCCGCTGTCGGTTTTTCGGCGGCGGGTGGGCGGGGAGCCGGAGCTGGTGGATGATGATGACATCGGCGGCTGCGGCTGTTTTGTAGACGAACCTATCCAACTAGATCTATTTACCGAATCAGGAGAGATATGAGATACCGAGCTGACCTGATGTTCGACTCAAACATGGAGGTAGACGACTTCGCGATGTGGTTGGAAGACACGTTGTACTCGGTGTCTAACACGCGGGCGGCGGTGGTGGATATGTCGGTGTACGAAGTGCGGGATCTGCCGTCGTTCGCGGAGCAGGCGCGTTTCTTGGCCCGTACGCGGCGTGAGACGATCGACCGTTCGCCGGAGGACCCGACGTGAACGAATGCGCGTCGTGCGGGGCGACCCGGTTTTCGTGGGACGGCGGCAGACACTTCTGCCCGTCGCCGTTCGAGCCGGTAGCGCACCCGGGAGACTCTACCGTGTTCTGGGGTGTCCACTACGGGGTGAGCGGGGAGTGGGTTAATGCCAGAGCCGAGGAGGTTCGTTGAGTTTGACTGTGGTTCCACTCACCTTCCGGCAAGCGTGCGCGTTCGTCGCCGAGCATCACCGCCACAACTCGCCTCCACGCGGGATGAAGTTCGCTATAGGCGTGTGCGACGGTGAAGGCACCCTCCGGGGGGTCGCTATGGCTGGACGTCCGGTCGCACGGTCGTTCGATGATGGATTAACGCTAGAGGTCAACCGCACCGCTACCGACGGCTACCCTAACGCTAACAGCGCGCTATACGGGGCTTGCTGGAGGATAGGGACCGCGATGGGGTATAGGAGGATGGTGACTTATACGCAGGGCGATGAGTCGGGTTCGTCGCTGAAGGCGGCGGGTATGGTAAAGGTTCGTGATCTGCCCGCCCGTAAAGGTTGGGCGGACTCGTCGGTGGCGTTGAAAGCTATCCGAGACCCGCAGGGGACCGGCGGGGTTCAACGATCGTTATGGGAGAAACTACCGTGATAGCAGAAGTTATCCAACGGTACCACCCTACGTGGGTGCCGCCGAAAGACACCGGAGCGTCTTGGTCGCGGTGTTTGTGCCCGTTCCACCCGGACTCGGTAGAGTCGGGGGCGGTCAACTACGGGCTCCAAGCCTACAACTGTCTGGGCTGCGGCGTAGGCGGCAGCCCCGTCCATATTATCCAACTATTAGAGGGGGTGTCTTATCGAGAGGCTGCCAGAATCGCAGAAGAGCTTTCTGAAGGAAGCTACAGAGCGCTACCACCTAAGCCTGCCAAAGTCTCTAGGCGAAGACTTCCTAGCGTCGAGGGGGCTGGGATTCGAGTCGCTGATACGCGAGACGAAGCCTCGGTTCCAGCTCGGGTTCGTAGACGACCCCCTCCCCGGACATGAGCAGTACCGTGGAATGCTGGCGGTCCCGTACGTTAGGTGGTCGCACGAGCATAAGTGGGCGGTCGTGAGCATCCGGTTCCGGTGTTTGCGAGATCACGAGCATCGCGGACACGGTAAGTACAACACCGTGGCCGGCGACCGGCCACGGCTGTTTAACACAGCGGCGTTGTTAGGGCGGGGTGTGCGTATCGGGATCACCGAAGGGGAGATTGACGCGATCTCTGCGGAAGCGTGCGGGATTCCTGCTGTTGGGGTTCCGGGGGCGCAGTCGTGGCAGCCGCATTTTCGTGAGCCGTTCGTCGGGTACCGGGAGGTGTTGGTTTTCGCGGACGGTGATGATGCGGGTTTGAAGTTCGCGGAGACTGTGGTAAAATCGTTGTCGAATGCGAAAGCGGTGTTGATGCCGCCGGGTCAGGATGTTAACAGCGTGTTCGTCCAAGGTGGACGGCTAGCTCTTGAGGAGAGGATCTCTACATGACCGCTTTGAACACCGACGATCTCGCGGTCGTCACCGGCCCCAACAAGGCCGGGTTGAAGTACGGTGAGGTGGCTCGGGTTATCGAGCGCTCGTTTGCGGGTGACGTGTACGTGTTAGGCCTGGACACAAAGAGCTACGGGTATGTTCGGGCGACGTCGTTGACGGCGCTAGCGGATCTGCACGAGTACATCGAGTGGGACGGCGACGAAGAGTATGTTCGTTTGAGCGGGGTCCACGACTACGTTTACACGGAGGACGAGTGACCGAAGAAGAAGAGCTTAGACTAGCTAAGGAAGGTCTGGAGCGGGGGCTAGCGCGAGCCTTAAATAGAGACTCGCTCCGAAACCCTGTGCCGCCGACAGAAAGTGAACGATGAGCAACAGATCCAAAGTGATAGGTTACGTGGAGCTATCCGACGACGAAAACCCCGACACCGAGTACGAAAACCTCGAAAGGGCCAAGTACTACCTAGAACAAGAGCTTCAACGGCTGGCTGCGGGGTGGATCAACCCGCCCGCGTACCAGGTAGACAAGATCTGGGACTGGCTACCCGACGCAGCGCCCGCGATGCCTTGCGTGTGGGAGTCGCTCGCGCAGGTCCCGGTCGGTGTCGTCGTCACCGACAAAGAAGGTGACGAATGGAAGGTCAAATCTACCGGAACGCTGCGTATCCGCTTTAGGGGGTTCGAGAAGTGGGAGAAAGCGAACTCCGAGCGGTACCCGCTCTCGTCGTGGGATCATTTCGGCCCGTTCACCGAGAAGAAGAAACCCAATGAGTAAGCGGATCGTGATTATCCCAGATACTCAAATGCCCTACGACGATCGTAAGGCGTTGAAAGCGGTTATCGGGTTTATCGGGGACTACCAGCCCGACGAGGTGATCCACATCGGGGACCTGATGGACTACCCGACCCCGGCACGCTGGTCGAAAGGAACAGCGGAGGAGTTCGCCGTCCAGGTCCGCCGCGACAACGAAGAGGCGAAGAAGCGTCTGCTCGGGCCGCTGCGTGACGTGTACGACGGCCCGATCGGAGTCCACGAAGGCAACCACGACCTACGACCGCGTGAGTACCTGACGAAGTATGCTCCTGCACTGGCCGACTTCGAGGACACGTTCCACATCGAGAACATGCTGGACTTCGACTCGTTCGGGATTGATCTGCTACCGGAGTTTCACGACGTGGCACCGGGGTGGGTTACCACCCACGGGCACCGAGGCAACATCTCGCTGTCCCCGATCGCGGGTAACACCGCGATGCGGGCGGCGAAGAAGTGCTACACCTCTCTGGCGATGGGCCACACCCACCGCCTCGGGTTGATCTCGGAGTCGCTCGGGTACTCCGGGAACATCACCAAACAAGTCACCGGCATGGAGGTGGGACACCTGATGGATCAACGCCTCGCGAGCTACCTGAAAGGTGGCACCGGGAACTGGCAGATGGGGTTTGGGATGCTAACGGTCGAGGGCAGGCATGTCAAACCGGAGATTGTGCCGATTCTGGAGGGCCGGTTCGCGGTCGACGGCCACGTCTGGAAGGTCTGAGATGAATTTAATCGCTATAGCTCGGCGCTCCTCT